CCAGCTTGAGTTCGTCAAGTTCCAGCGAGTCATTGAGTTCGTCAAGTTCCAGCGAGTCATTGAGTTCATCAAGTTCCAGCGAGTCATTGAGTTCGTCAAGTTCAAGTTCCAGCGAGTCATTGAGTTCGTCAAGTTCAAGTTCCAGCTTGAGTTCGTCAAGTTCAAGTTCCAGCGAGTCATTGAGTTCGTCCAGTTCCAGCTTGAGTTCGTCAAGTTCAAGTTCCAGCGAGTCATTGAGTTCGTCAAGTTCTAGCTTGAGTTTGAGTTCGTCAAGTTCCAGTTCTAGCTTGAGTTCGTCAAGTTCCAGTTCTAGCTTGAGTTCGTCCAGTTCCAGCTTGAGTTCGTCAAGTTCAAGTTCCAGCTTGAGTTCGTCAAGTTCAAGTTCCAGCGAGTCATTGAGTTCGTCAAGTTCAAGTTCCAGCTTGAGTTCATCAAGTTCAAGTTCCAGCTTGAGTTCGTCAAGTTCCAGCTTGAGTTCGTCAAGTTCAAGTTCCAGCTTGAGTTCGTCAAGTTCAAGTTCCAGCTTGAGTTCGTCAAGTTCAAGTTCCAGCGAGTCATTGAGTTCGTCAAGTTCCAGCGAGTCATTGAGTTCGTCCAGTTCCAGCGAGTCATTGAGTTCGTCCAGTTCCAGCGAGTCATTGAGTTCGTCCAGTTCAACAAGTAGCTCTAGCTCAAGCTCTGTTTAAGTAGTAAGAAAGTAAGCTAAAAAAACAAAGGATTTCTTAATGATAATGTTTCTTTAGCTTACTTTTGTTTTGTAAATCCTTATATATCCACAAATCACACCTTTTTTTAAAAACATATAAAACATATATAAATAGTATATAGAAATAGTATAGGAGGTATTATAGCTTATGGAAAAACTTCTTGAGTTGTTAGGAGTACAGAAATTGGAAGAAAGTGAACAGGAAGTCATCAAAGAGAAGCTACAAACTCTTATCGAAGTCAAGGCAAAGGAATTATCAGATACTAAGTTAGATGAGGAGAAGAATAAACTTATCGAAGCTTACGAAGAGAAGTTTGACGCTTACAAAGAAGACATTACAGGTAAGTTTTCAAATTTTGTTGATGAGATTCTGGAACAAGAACTACAGATTCCCGAAAAGATTTTAGAGTATGCTCGTAAGGGTGAACTCTACTCAGATCTGATTGAGCAATTTAAGGTTCGCTTGGGCGTTGATGAAGGTTTGCTTGATGAGGAAGTAAAAGCACTTCTGAAAGAAGCAAGAGAAGAGATTGTAAAACTTAGAGATGAATTAAATGAGTCCATTTCTGACAAGTTACAGACAAAACAGGACGCTACAGAATTAGCCGCTGAAGTCTATCTACATCGTAAAACCAATGGCTTAACAGAAAGCCAGAAAGAGCATGTACTTGAAATGCTAGATGGTGTTACCGATAGAGAAGAAATTGATCGTAAATTTGAAATCATCGTTGAAGCCTATAACGGAAACGGTAAGAATGGGGATGATGAAGACGATGAAGACGATGAAGACGATGATGAAGACGAAAACGGTAAGAAAAAGAAAAAGAAAAATGGAATGAAAGAACAGGAAGAAGAAGATTCGGCAGAGGACGAAAAAGAAGATGCTGATGAAAAGAAAAAGAAGAAAAAGAAAGGGATGAATGGGAAAGGAAAAGTTGACGGAGAAAAAGAAGACATGAAAGAAGAAGACAATTCTCCTTTTGCTCAACATCTCAAAGGTTATGTGAATATTCTAAAAGAGAATAAAGTGATTTAAAAGAAGTAAAAATAGTACAGGAGGAATTTAAATATGAATATTAATGATCTGGTTAAAAAATGGGAAGCAGTACTCTCAGAGGGTAAAGCAATTACTTCTGAAAAGGTTATGAAAGCTACTGCTGTCATGCTTGAAAACCAGCATAACTTTTTGATGGAAGGGGTGACTTGGAGTGGTGCGCCTGGTGGAAATGATGCGGTAGGAACTGGAGATGGTAGAGGTTTGGCTAATTGGCCTACTTCTGGTATGTTCAATAAAATCGCTGTTCCGATGGTTAGACGTACATTCCCTGAACTCGTAGCTCATCAGTTAGTTGGTGTTCAACCGTTGACAGGGCCAGTTGGTCTTGCTTTTGCTCTACGTTTTAGAGCAGGAACAACCGCTGGTAGTTATACTGCTAATGTAACCGAGTTAGGATACAATACCATTGATTCAACCTATTCAGGATCATATATTACTTCCGCTGGTGAAGCTTTAGGATCTAAAGCTGGATCTGGTGTTGGAAATGATATTGGTCTTGGTGTTGGAACTGGTGTACATATCCGAGAAGTAAACTTGACCGTAGAAAAAACTCAGGTCGAAGCGAAGACTAGAAAGCTTAGAAGTCGTTGGTCGTTAGAAATAGCCCAAGACTTAAAGGCTATGCATGGTCTGAATCTTGAAGAAGAAATGATGGACATCTTAGCGTATGAAATTACGCAGGAAATTGACCGTGAACTTATTGCAGCTATTGATGCTACTGTACGTAATGTTGCTGGCTATGATACTACATGGGATTTTGAGAATTCTGCACAAGGCGTTAAGGGTCGTTGGGAGATGGAGAGGTATCGTGAACTCTATCATAACATCATCAGAAAAACTCAGGATATCGCAATCAATACTCGTAGAGGATCTGCCAATTGGATTGTAGGTAGTCCAAGAGGTGTAGCTATTCTGGAAACATTAGCGGCTTTTGCTATCGCTCCTGTTCCTGGTGATGTTACAACTCAGCCTACAGGTGTTTCACGAATTGGTTCTTTGGACGGAAGACTCGTAGTTTATAGAGATACTTTCGAAAGTAGAGATCAGTTTATCCTTGGTTATAAAGGGCCGAGCGAGTATGATACTGGTGTTATCTATCTGCCGTACATTCAGTTGTTAGCAAGTAGAGCAGTATTTGAAAACTCTTTCCATCCGACAGTTGGTTTGATGAGCAGATACGCCATACATAATCATCTATTTGGTGCGAGAGAATTCTACCAGTTGATTCGACTAACTAATATACCGCAATAATAGACGGTGTATGAATAAGTAAAAGTAAAAGGGATTTCCCTCACAGGAGATCCCTTTTTTTATTCCATCTTCTATAACTTATATACTTAGCTCCTAAATTATTTTATAGGTATTTTCCTTATTGTCTTATGAAATTCTTCTAGTGAATTCTCTGGAATAGTTAAAACTACCCTCCTTCTATAATTACCACACCATTTCATGACTTCAATTATAGGAGTATCAGAATCAAAAATTTTTGTCTCCTGCCACATTGTACCTACAGAATCATTTCCATCTACTTCATCCTTTATAGCTACTATTTTCATATTTTAATTGACCTCCGTATTCTTTTTTGAATTTTCTTCTTCATAAATTTAGGATCTGTACTAATAAATCCCCTTACTGATGGTTGATCTACATCAATAAGAGTTGCCATAGCATACATTTCTTGTAATGATAAAATACCTTTAGGATCATGACAAGTACACTCCGTTATTCTATTCTGTCCTGTTAATCCAATTTCATAATGACTACATCTTGCAAACACTTTACCAAATTCAGTTTTACAATACTGTAGGCTTTTACAATCAGCACAAATTCCTATAAAATCCTTGAGTAACTTTAAATCATTACCTCCAGCATAAGAGCTATAGGAATCCATTCCCAATTCTGTAGCTTTAGATTCTAATTCTTCTTCTATATTATCTCTGACATCTTTTTCAAGATCTGATAATTTTTGCATACCTACTCCTTTATAAAATCGAATTTCCTAATTTTTAAACCTGAATTGTCTAACAAATATTTACATGATCTATCGAAAGCATAAAAAGAAATCTCCGTACATATGATTTCTTCTATACCAGCATTTATGATTTCAATCAAGCAGGGAGTACAAGGAACTCCACAAGACATGTAAATTGAACTTCTTTTTAATTCAGGCATACCCATTCTAGCGGCATTTACTATAGCGTTTCTTTCCGCATGACCAGCTACACACCATTCCAACCCTTGACCAGAACCATATCCCATATCCTTTACATAACGTGGACAGATACCTTTAAATTCAGATTCCCATTTTTCAGCAACTTTAATATCATGAAAAATTCCTTCTGAATTCATTGTGAAATTTTCTGGAAGAACCTTATCACTTCTACCTTTCTCTGTTACTCTTTTATTAAATTCCTTACGTATTTCTTTATCATAGAGCCAGCGTTTATCACAAGTCATTACTCCTCTAGGTGGCCCGTTATAACCAGTTGACAAAATAGTTTTATCCCTTACTATTACAGCACCAATCTTTCGTGACAGGCATTTAGAATTGCTAGCCGCTGTTACACAGAAATTATAAAAGTATTCATCCCATGATTTTGGATTCTCCAATTCCACAGTATAAGAATTAATTTTCATATTGACATACCTCCATTAATTTGATATAACCATTATAACAGATTTGACGATTTTGTAAACGTCCTAATTTTATACTTGACATTTTTATTTAAGTATGATAAATATCTATATAAATGATGGAGGTTTATAATATGAAAGAAAAAGAATTAGATTTATCAACCTTAGATGAGGTTTTTGGTTTAAATTATAATGATTTACCGAAAGATCCAGAAGAAAGATTAACCGAAAGAGATGAAATTGAAATTGATTATAATGATCCAGTTGATATATTAAAAGGTAACATTAAAAAAGCCAATCAAATTTTAGATAAAATTCAAGATGAAATTGATGGTGGAAATTTCACAGCAAGAATGGTTGAAGTTGCTGGTAATATTATAAACGGTATAACTGCCGCTAGCAAGGAGATCATAGGCAAAGAAAATTACGTTGGATATTTAGAAGTAAGAAAAGAATTAAAGAATCTTAAAGAAAGAGAAGTAGTCATTAAAGAAAGAGTAGGAATCAGAGGAACAACTACCAATCAAAATATTATAGTAACTTCAAGAGAAGACCTTTTAAAGATAATGTCAAATGAACCAAAAAAAATAGGTGAAGGAAAAATAGAAGAAGTAAAAAAACTAACTTAGGAAAGGAAATTACTTATGGAAATCTTAAATGGTGGGGAAAACATGGATTTTAGAACAATCGCTTTAGATCAACAAAAGGACGCTCCAAAAACTAACTGGTCGGGGTCTTTGATTGACTACATGCAAAAAGTAGAAGCCGCTCCAGAGATTGCAAACCTATCTCCTGCTAGGATCTACAACATGATCATGAAGAAAGGTACTTCTCCTGTAGAAAAAGAGATCTTAACAAAGGGATATGAAGATCTTGTATGGTACAATTTCTTTAGTGGGGAGATCTTTGGTAATCGAACAGCGGAAGCAATTCATGATATCATGAGATTTCTTAAAGCTTCTGCTAGGAGAACGGAGACAGGTAAACGAATCCTTATGCTTGTCGGGCCTGTCGCTTCTGCAAAGTCAACTATCTCTTCCCTTATAAAGAGAGGTCTGGAAAGGGATGATACTCCTAAGTATGCTCTTATTAATTGTCCATTGCATGAAGAACCTTTACATGCAATTCCAGAAGACAATAGGGCTTTTTGGGAAGAGAAGTTAGGAGTAAAAATTGAAGGTACGCTATGTCCAGTCTGTCAATTAAATGTGGATGATCATTTCACAAATACTGATGGTACTGTTAGGTGGCATGACCTACCTGTAGAGCAAGTCAAAATTTCCGAACAGCGAAGAATTGGTATTGGTACTTTTACTCCTTCCGATCCTAAGAGTCAAGATGTTTCGGAATTGATTGGAAGTGTCAATATGGGTAAAGTAGCAATTCATGGTGAATCAGATCCTAGAGGTTACACCTTTGATGGTGAGCTACAGGTTGCCAATGGTGGATTGATTGAGTATATTGAAATTTTAAAAGCAGATACCAAATTTCACTATGTCTTAATTACTGCCGCTCAAGAGCAAACTATCAAAGCTCCAAGATTTCCTCAAATGTATATTGATACATTAATCTTGTCTCATACCAATCATACTGAATTCGATAAATTCAGGAACAATAAAGAGAATGAAGCACTTCATGACAGGATGTATATTATCAATATTCCTTGGAATGACAGGGTAAAAGATGAGGTAGAAATTTACAAGAAAATTATTGCCGACTCTGAATTTACCAATATTCATATTTCTCCTCAAGCTCTAGAAGTTGCCGCTCAATTTGCGGTACTGACAAGGTATTATCATTCTGATCAAATAAACCTGATCAAGAAAATGAAGTTATACAATGGAGAATATCTAGAAGAATTTGCTAAAGGCAAAGACTTTGACATAAGAAAATTACGTGAAGAGGGTAAAGCTCATAATGAATGTATGAATGGTATTTCTCCAAGATTCATTATGAACGCTCTGAATATTATCTTAGCGGCTAAAGAAAGTGTTGATACTGGAGATAGTAAATATTGCGGTTGTATTACTGCATTGGATATGATCCGCTCCATTAGAAATACTTTTGATCATCATATTGGACATGATGAAAAAAGCAGAAAAGCTTTTGAACAATTGCTTACCGCTGATTCTGACTCTATCCTATCGGAATACAGGGAATTCGCAAAGAGGGAAGTAAGTAAAGCCTTTGTACATGCCTACGATGATCAAGCCGATGAATTATTTGGAAGATACATGGTCAATGTTACGGCATACTGCAAAAATGTAACTGTTCTTGATAGCGTTGGAGAATTTAAAGAACCTGATGAAGATATAATGAGAGCAATCGAAGAGCAAATCGGGATTCCTAAAGAGTCAAAGAAGGATTTCCGAAAAGGTATTTTTGTCTATCTTGGAGATACGTTACTTCAAAAGAAAGAATTTACATGGAGAACGTATAGTCCTTTAAAGCTTGCTATAGAAAAGAAGCTTATGAGTGATCTTAAAAATGTTGTCACTCTTTCTATCGCTGATACTACCGTTACTTCTCCGAAAGCTGAAAGGCGTAGAGATACAGCTATGCAGACTTTATTGGCTAAAGGCTATTGTCCGAATTGTGCTAAACATCTTCTTGCCTTTGTAGGTGAGATCCTCAGAAGAGAGAACTAATAAAAAGAGAAAAAAAGGATAAAAAATGGCTATAGTATACCATGACGATTGGAATATAAACAAAGGCACTAAAGATGCCGCTAGACACCAGAAGAAAGTAGACAAAGCTATTAGGGATAACATCCAGAATGTCATTGGTGAAGAATCTATTATCACTAGAGAAGACGGAAAAAGAACTATAAAGGTTCCAGTAAGAGGATTGAAAGACTATCAATTTAGATATGGTAAAAAAGGTGTGGCTGGAGTTGGTCAAGGTGATAAGAAAGCTGGTGACATTTTGGATGAAAGACCTACAGGTAGTAATAAAGGTGGTGCTGGTGATCAAATGGGTTCCGACTACCTAGAGACAGAAGTAGATATTGATTATCTTCTTAAAATCATGTTTGAAGATCTTGGATTGCCTTACTTAGAAGAGAAAGATAAAAACAGCACAATTATCTCTAAGGGCTGGACTACTAACTCCATTTCGAAAGTCGGGCCGCTGTCCAGAGTACATAAGAAGCGTACCATGTTTGAAGCTATTAAAAGAAACGCTATTCTTAGTGGAGAAATAGTAGCTCAAACAGATTGTGATTTAGAAACTGCTCAAAATGCATTGAAGCAAGCTAACTTTGATATCCATGAAGCAATTAAATTGGTTTTTATAGGAGATGTCAAAGCTCAAGAAAATCATATCATGATAGACGATGATGATTTAAGATTTAAAACCGTAGATGAGGATATTGAAATTTGTTCTAATGCTGTAGTCATTGCTAAAATGGATGTATCGGGATCTATGGATATCCAGAAGAAATATTTAGTTAGAAGTCTTCTCTTTTGGATGGTTGAATTTTTAAGAAGTCAATATGAGCATGTTCAAATTAGATTTATACAACATTCTGATGTAGCTGTAGAAGTAGATGAAGATACATTTTTCAATAGGGGAACTACTGGTGGTACTTACTGCTATACCGCTATTGAAAAAGCTATTCAGATGATAGATGCCGAATATCCTACTGATGAATGGAACATCTACAGTCTATACTGCTCCGATGGAGAGGATTTTGATGAACATACTACTGTTTCCAAAATAGAAGACCTTCTTGAAAAAGTAAACATGTTTAGTTACATAGAAGTAAAACCATCTGGTGATTATTCAAATCTGATGCCAGCAATGAAAAAGAAATGGAATTTTGAAGAAAAAAAATTTGGCAATGAGGGAAATTTCTGGATAAATCATGATAAACATTTCTTTATGTCTGTAATCCGTCAAAAAAAGCATATCAGATCTGCTTTAAAACATATGTTAGGAATACAAGACATAGAAGGGAAAACTAATGGATAAATTAGAACTTCAAAGACTAGTCAAGTTAGAAGAAAGAATATATCAAATTGCCGAAGAAGAGGGATTGGAGTTTGTTCCTATTGAATTTGATATTGTACCAGAAAATAAGATGCTTGAAATTATGGCTTATGGGATGCCAGGGCAAATCTCTAACTGGAAATTTGGAAGAGATTACGAAAGGCTTAAAACTATCTACGAACATTCTTTAGGTGGTCTTCCTATGGAAGTAGTCATTACTACTAATCCTGCCAGATCCTATTTAATGAAAAATAATACCTTTGCTGTTCAAGCTCTTGTGGTAGCTCACGTTGTAGGACATGTTTCTTTTTCTACAATGAACAAATACCATGATGAACTAGACAAAGATATTGTATCTAAGTTTATTGCCGCTTCTGATAGATTCAATGACTATGAGCGGAAATATGGAATTGAGATACTTGAAAAAACGGTGGACGCTGGACATGCTATTTATCTTCATTCTTCTCCTTTTGAAACAGAAGAGACAGAAGATGAAAAGAGAAATAGAATTTTTGCTAAAATGAAACAGAAAGCTCATGAAAGAAAAACTACACAGTATGATGATCTATTTGTAGATAATAATGATTTAGCTCAAGAAGCAGATGTAGAAAGGGATTTATTTAATCATAATCTTTGGATGAAATTAAAAAATCAAATTCCAGTTGAGCCTACAGAAGATTTACTACGTTTCGTTATAGATAACTCCAGAGTCTTATCAGACTGGCAAAAAGATATTCTTGAGATCTTACGATATCAGGGAAGATACATTTGGCCCCATGTAAAAACGAAATACATGAATGAGGGATTTGCTACTTATTGGCATGAGCTTATCTTGAGAAAACTTTTTAATGAAAATCTTTTGACTAGTGAAGAACACGCTGAATATAATTATACCAATGCACTAGTCAAAGCTAAAAATCCATTTGCTATGAATCCTTATTTGATAGGTAGTGAGATGTGGTATGATCTTGTAAACCGATACGATAAGGGTAGATTTGGAGAAGCCTATGATGAAGAGCCAAATATGCAAAAAAGAAAAGATTGGGATACAGGGGATATGTTAGGTAGAGAAAAAATGTTTGAGACTCTAAGGACTCACAATGATTGGTTCTTCATGCAAAACTTTTTAACTGATGAGCTTACAAGGGATCTTGAGCTTTACCTGTATGTCAAACAAAAAGATCCTTACTCTGAAAAGATTGTTGTTACCGATAAGAAGAAAGAAGAGGTTAAAGAACTAATAATAAAAAGTTTTGCTCATTCTGGAATCCCTAAAATTATGGTACAGGATGGACGAAGAGAATTGAACCTTGAACATAGACATGTCGGAATGGATCTTGATCAAGAGTATACAGAAAAGACGCTTGCTCATATAGCCTACCTTTGGGGTGAGAATGTTCATCTAAACACTATTCAAAACAAAGTTTCAAAAAGATATAAGGCAGAAAATCCATATCTAATTTCAACCTCAAGTTCATCATAAAATCTAACAAATTCAATAGTTTACATTGGCATGAATCTTGCATACGCAGGATTCGTGCGTCCAAAATAATGCAAAATAATGCTTGACAAAATTTCTTATATAAGATAGAATGTATATAGAAACTCAAACAAGGAGAAACAAAATGATGAGAAAAATTGACATGGCACTCTTTATAACGAATACGCTTTTTGCAAAACATCTTTCTGGTGATGATCCTGTAAAAACTGATAACTGGAAAGTCGAAGAATTGATGAAAAAATCGAAAACTGAATTAAAGGATCTTTACCGTATGGCAGAAAGGGTAAGAAGGGGAACGGCAAATTCTGAAATGTTGGCTTAACATCTAAGGGAGTACCAAGGCTTATTTGAAATATAGAACGTGGCGTTTCATGCTTTGCAAAGGTATTTCAAATAAGATGCCAACTTGGGGAAACATTGGTAAAACAAAGGCATGTTTGCAGTAACAATGTATTGAGGTTCGATTCCTCATACTCCCACACAAAAAATTTTATTGACATTCAAAATAAATTCTGATAAGCTGTAATAGGAGATAAAAAAATATGGATGATTTAAATGTAATTTTTTCTTATACGGCAAATCAAGCGGTTAAGGATGGTATTTTGGTAGACGTTACCGAAATGGCAAATGAAATTTTTCAAGTCGGTTGTGATATGTCTTGGAAATATCGAATTTCTAGATCCGTCCATAACGCTTGTACTCCTCCCGAAAATTCTACTCAAGATTATAATGGTAGACTTTGGGATGTTTTGAATGTTGCCAGAAATGCAATCCGTAATGCGGAGAAAGGTTCTTCCCTGGTAGAATTTTTTTGCAAGCTTGGCAGGAAAAATTTTAAACTTTGGGCTTGCTTGGATTCAACTAGTGGGTCAGCAATTCATATCATAACTCCAGAGGAATACTAAAATGGAAAAGCGAATTAAACAATTAGCTAAAAATTTATCTGGTACTCCAGATGAAAAAGCTAAAGTTATTCAGACTATGCTTTTATATGATCTTAATCAGCATGTTCCTTTATCATTTATAAAAACCCATATGGAGTAAAAAGAATGTCTAGCGGCTTAAATTTCATATCTCCAAATGTTACAGAAGAGGACAAAGAAATGTTCTTTGGGCCTTTAGATGGAGAAGAGTTTATAGTTATGGAAAAGAATTGGACTTTAGCCCATATCTTAACTGCCGCTGGAGTATTTCCTTCTCTTACTCAAGCCAGAAAGAATATATCTCCTCTTGAAAATTTTATACCAGAAGGATTTACAATTCTAACCAGAGGTAAAAAAGCAAGACGAAAAGAGATGTTCATATTATGGATTTAAATTTAATCAAATATAAAAAAGCTTTTGGAATTAAAACTCCTTTAAATGTATTTCCTCCGAAAGAATTAAAAAGGAGATGGAGAATTCTTTGTCAAAAATATCATCCAGATCATGGGGGAAGTGAAAGAGCTTTTCAATTTGTCCAAGAAGCATATAAGGCTATTAAAAAAGAACAAGATATTTTAGCAGAGCTTGGAAAATTAAAAGAAGAAAAATTAAAAGAAGAAAAAATATTCACTAGTGAAGTACCTCTTTATGGAATAAGAGAAATTAGAATTAATATAGAAGGTGGAAGATATGGATACATTTGGGATATTGAAAGAAACCATGAATGGAAAAGAAGAGGAGTCAATAACTATGTTAAAAAATGAAAAAGGAATTACAATTATTTTCATTACAATGTTAATCCTAGTTACCATGACTATTTTGGGAATTGCCAGTATTAAACTTTCCATTTTTAATTTGAATATGGCAGTTAATGGAGAGATCATGAATAAGAGTTTCTATGCGGCTGAATCAGGTACGGCTTTAGTTCCCCTTTGGTTAAAAGGTAACTTGACAGAAGTAGATTATAAAAATACTTCTTTTCTTGGAGAATATGAAAAAAGTACCTATATTACAACTCCAGGATTTATGGATGAGAATGACTTCTCCGTTAAAATAAAACATATAACAAAAATAGATCCTGCCGATGGAATAGAGAAGGTTGTATTGTGGGGGGATGAAAACGGAGATTATATGAATGAGAAAAACTTTACTACTGGTATGCCTTTTGAAATTTCCTATAGTGAAGGTACTCATTTACGTGGTGGAAAACATTATATTAAAGCTACATTCAAATACAATTGGATCTTTGCAATGCCTGATGCCGCTTTACGTGTCAATACAAATGTAAACGGTAATGGTGTATCTGGTAGCATTATAGGAGAAGCGAAATATGATTCTAGTTGTGATAATGTTCCAGACATCATGTATGATGTTGCTGGTGGAACCATTGACTATAGTGGTGATATGGGGGATGATCCAGTAATTTCTGAAAGTGGTGGAATGTATCCTTATCCACTTATGAGGGATAACCTTTTAAAAAGTGCTACTCAGGTAATGGCTCCTGTATCTGGTAAAGTAGAAGCTACCGATATTATCACTAGTGAGGATGATACTGGAGTTATCTTTGTAACTGGCAATGCCAAAATAACTAATCTAACTGGTTATGGGATTCTAGTAGTAGATGGAGACTTTGATTGTGCTGGTAATCTTGATTGGCATGGTCTTATTATCGTAGGTGGAGATATTGTACTTTCTGGTGGTGGATCAAAAATCATTTATGGCTCCGTAGTTGCAATGGGAGAAGCCGTTGCTATCAATGGTTCTGTAGATATTCAATATGACTGTGATGTTCTGGCAGATCTACAGAAGGATCATTCAAGATACTCAATGACTAGCTGGAGTGATATGATAGCTCATTTTAATATTTAAAGGGAAAACTAATGGATACTTCAAATAAATACATAAATGAATTCTTTGGTTTGACTTGCTATCAAGATATCCTTGACATTCTGAATCCGATATCAGGTAGGAAGAAAGAAATTACTGAATCAATGGCAGTAATTAATCAGATCCGAAGAATTGTATTTAAGAAACCAGATCAGAGCTTTTTTATATTCGATTTTTGCGCTGGTAATGCTTTGACTAGTACCATTGCTTCTTTCCTCTATCCTAATATTCATTCATACGCTATAGATAAAAGGGTTCGGGATAGGCAATGGTCTAAAATAAGACGCTTCATGTATGTCAAGAGCAATATCTACAAAGAAAGATGGGAGTATATGACTCATCAGCAAAGACTTATTTACCCTATGACTGATTTTATAATTATCGGAGTACATCCATGCGTAGGGTTAGCAACAAGAATTATTGAGATCTACAATAAGTCAAAAGCAGATCACTTAATTCTTATGCCTTGCTGTACTGGAGACAAATTTAAGTATTCTCTCCCTCAAGTCATAAAAGAGAAGATAGGTAACTATTTAACGTGGTGTATGTACCTCTTAAACCTTGTAGAAGGACAGAAGAGGTTAATCGTGGATGAGAACGTGCTTTCACCTAAAAATGCTCTTATAATCGCTTCTAGGGGGTCTGAATGAAGAAATTACAAAGCTATTTAGAAGGATTTCTTGCTTTTATTATATTTGGAGTCGGGAATATAGTCAATTTAATATGGAAAAAACATATGAACAAAGTATTTTGGAGTATGTTAGCTTGTTTATGGAGTTATAATTTCTGGCAATGGTATCAAGATCCAGTAGGAACATGGGAAATAACACAAAGAAATTTACAAAATCCTTGGTATTGGATACCGATAGGTTTACTTCTTCTTATTCCTTTTGTTATTATTTATATTATAGTAAAACATAAAAGAGAAGTAAAACTGATAGATCAAGTTATTGATAGAATGAAAAAATCTTTAATGAAGAGCGCAGAAGAAACTGTACTTATGCGGAGTGGAAAAACTCCAACTAATGAAGATATAGATAAGTACTATAAGATGTATCTAATTAAATTCCAAGAAGATAATAAGGATCAATGGAATACAGCAGAGCCTATGCCATTTGAAAAATTTAAAGCAGAAGCAAAAGATTGGAGATATCTCATTTCAATGACTAGTGATGTGTTTTCTTTTGATCCTGTTACTGGACAATCAACAATGATGCGGATTCGTAACTATGAAGATATGATAGATGAAGATGATGATTATAAAGATTTGATAAATAGACAACTAGACATAGAATAAGCCGCTGTAACTCTAACGATAGAGTAGCTGACCTGTAATCAGATTGTTGGGGGTTTGAATCCCTCCAGCGGCTCCATTTTTTTAAAGGTAAAAAATGATGGAATATACACCATCAAAAGAAGAAGTAAAAAAAGTAAAACTATATTTATGTCCTAAATCGGATAAATGTGTTATGGACTGTCACCATAAAATACCTCATGGGTTTGAGAAATTTTGTGACCAGAACCATAGAGTCAATGAAGGATCTCAATGTCCTTCTTGTGTGGAAGAACTAGCCGCTGATATTACATTCTTTCCAGAGGACTTTGAAATTGACTAGATTAATGTTATGTCCTAAAATAGATCATTGTAGATATTTTGATAATCCTAAAAAAATATGTTTTCATGCTAAACCACATAAAGAAAATACTTATACTTGTAAACTTTTTGCTTGTAATTGTCTTTGTGAAGAATATGAAGAGTTCTTAAAAACTGAGGATTTTGAAATATTATGAGAATTACATTTATAACATGTAGAGAATTAAAAGTATATAATGATATGGGATACGATCAGAAAAAAGGATTCGTAGATACAGGCATATCAACGTGTAAATGTAAAGCTTATCAGCAAGGAAGAAAATGTAAGAATAGAGGACGTTGTATTATAGCTAGAGAAGATGAAACTTGGCTACAAGTAAGTTCAAAAAGCTTTGGAGAATAAGGTGGTATAGTCCAAATTGGCAAAGGATACAAGCCTTTCACGCTTGGAACGTGGGTTCGATTCCCACTACCACTTCCATAGAGGTAAGCGTAGGTTGAGCCAGCTAGACTCCAAATCTAAGCTGTGAGGGTTCAATTCCTTCTACCTCTGCCAAATAAAAAAAAGGAGGAGCAGAATGAAATTTGGTGCTATAGGATGGGGATTCTTACTAATAATTTTTATCACTAGTGGTGTAGTCAATAAGGATAAAAGAAATTTAGTAATGGAAGGAACTATTGTCAATGTTGAATATTTGATGGATAGTGGCTTTCTATCTCATTCAAATAGGACTATTCTAACATTTAAAGATGGGAGAATTAAGATATTCACTAGACATATAGATAATATAATCAAGGATGTGCCTGTGAAGATATATCAAAAGAGAGATTTTCATGAAACATATGTGTTTGAAAGGAAGGAGGAGAAATAAAATGCAAAATATGGATTACGAACCAAAAATAGGAGATTGGGTAAGACCTATAGATCCTCCGATCATAGAGGGAATAAGTTATGGATTTAATCTTAGACTAGTTATATCTATAGATAAAGACGATAAAGACTCATTCACTACAACATGTAATTCTTTTGGTATTGAAAAAGATCTTTGGAATATCTACAATACGGAATTTGTTGCTAGGCTTGTATTAGAATAATAGCAATTTTCCGAAATAACCTCACATAATTATATAAATAAGTATAGTAAATAATTATGTGGGGTTTTTTATGGCTATACGATATGATGATTATGTAAAACGTCCTAATGAGGAATTTGAATATACTCCAGAACATATATCGGAGTTAATGAAATGCAAAGAAGATATTCTTCATTTTGCTACTCATTACATTAAAATTGTTACATTAGATCATGGAGAAATACTTTTTGCTCCATACAAATATCAATTAGAAACAATTGACTTACTTAATAAGAATAGATTTTTTGTAGGGCTATGGGCTAGACAATCTGGCAAGACTACAATAGTAGCTATTTTTGCTCTTTGGTATGCTATCTTCCATGCAAATAAAAATGTAGGAATAGTATCCAATAAAGAAACATCCGCTAAAAGAATCCTAGATACAATCAAAAGAATGTATGAAGGTCTTCCAGTATGGTTGAAGCCTGGAGTGACGGAATATCAAAAGACTTCTGTACATTTCGATAATGGAACAAACATGATCATCTCCGCTACTACCTCTGATGCCTTTAGAGGGTGGCCTATGAATATGGTTATTTGTGACGAATTTGCTTTTGTGCCTAGTAATCAAGCAGAAGAGTTTTGGGCGGCAAATTATCCTACAATATCTTCCTCAAAAAAATCAAAGCTGATAATTATTTCTACTCCTAATGGTATGTTCAATATCTTTCATAGACTATGGACACAAGCACAGGTAGGAGACAATTTCTTCAAACCTTATAAAGTCATATGGGATAAGGTTCCAGGGCGTGATAAGGAATGGGCTAAACAAGAAATTGCTAATATGGGTACACAAGCGTTCAATCAGGAATACGCTTGTAAATTTTTAGGATCTACTAATACAGTCATTCATCCAGAGTGCCTTAGAACCTTAATGAGTATGTATAGCGAACCCGTTTACTATGATCTACAAGATAGACTTAGATTATGGGAGAAACCAAGAGAAGGAGCTAAGTATGTTATGGGAGTAGATCCAGCCAAAGGTACAGGGGAAAATAGTTCTGGTATCCAAATACTAAAGGTAGAATCGGTAAATCCTGTAGAACTAATTCAAGTAGGAGTATTCGAAAATAACTTAACAGATGTCTATGAATTCTCACAAATCATTAATAAGCTATCATATTACTACAATAATGCCTATATTATGTGTGAAAACAATGGAGAAGGAGCCGCTGTTATTAGTCAGTTATGGTGGACATTCGAAAATGAGAACCTAGTCAATTCAGGTAGCAAGGAGAAAAGCCTTGGTGTGCGCTCACAGAAAGATACTAAACCAAAAGCAGTACTTCTAATGAAGAAGTTAATAGAAGATGGTAGTGTAAGATTAGTTGATAAGGAAACCATTGAGGAATTAGGATCATTTATAGAAGAGAAGAATAAATTTTTCGGTAAAGACAAACCAGATGATTTAGTTTGTGCTTTATTTTGGGCTACTTATCTCTTCCAGATGAATATACTAAACGAAGATTGGAAATTTAAAGATGGTCAGATGGATGAAAATGATGCATGGGGTATCTTATCAGATGTAGAAGATGATATAGATGATTGGAGTTGGTTAACAAAATCATCACTTTGGGATTAAAAATATATAAATAATATAGGAAGAGTATAACTTAAAGGAAAAAATAATGGATATAACAAAAAAGCTAGAAGTATTTGAAAAGGCAGAAGTAAAATCACTTCTTAAACATAAAATTGAAAAGAAAAAGAAAGAACATGGATATCTATCTACTTCCATGCTTACCAAAAAAGAAAAGGATCAATTAAAAGGAAAAAAATAATGGCACTAGACATTAGGCAATCGAAAACAGATTTAGCTGAAAGGTTAAAAAGAAGATTGGGATATCCAGTAATAAAGGTGGAACTTGATCCTCAACAAATCTTTGATGCTATTGATTATGCTAGAGACAAATGGATTAAATGGGCGGCAGGACAAGCTACCGCTGAAACATTTTTCACAGTTTTACTTTCCGCTGGAAAGGCATTTTATGATCTACCAGTAGGAGTAGTAACCATAGTGGATTATGACGATAGAGGAGCGGCATGGGGAGGAGTAAATACACTTTTTACCATAGATAACTACTTATTCAATAGAGGTATGTATAATTGGATATGGGCTACTGGAGGATATAACTATAGTTTTGTGAGTTATCATTTATCTTTGGATTATTTAAAAACAATAGATAGGTATACTCCAACTGCATATAACTATAAATATCATCCATATACTAATCAATTAGAGGTACATCCACCTCCTCCGTGTGGTAATTCTATGGAAATTCCTGTAAGTGGAAGAGAATGTGATGGAACTCTTGTTACTACTACTGTAGATTCTCCAGGATTCATACTTGTAAGAAGTTTTATGATAGAAGGTAGTCATTATTCAGGTATGGAAACTAATAATCATATAGCAGACCCTTGGAAGAGAAGAGAAAATAGCTTGCGTAGTGGAAATCAAAATGAAAATTTTTTCGTTTCTGATTGGATATTTGACTATGCGCTTGCGGAGTGTAAAATAATTTTAGGTAGGATCAGAAGTAAGTTTGCTGGATTTACTTCTATCGGTAATGCTGGAATTGACTTAGATGGAGCGGAATTAGTATCAGAAGGGAAAGAAGAAAAAGCCGCACTTGAAGAAACTTTAAGATTAGAGGAAGTATGGGAAGGATATCCCATATTTTGGGGTTAAGGGAGGATAAATATGAATAGATCATTTAGAGAATTTATAACAGAGGGATCAGAGAAGGATGATAAAATATATACTGCTATCATGGATTTTTTCGCAGACAACCCAAGTCCACCAGATGATGATATACATGATCTTGCGGAGAAGCTAGGTATTGATGCACATAAATTTGAAGCATATATCTACTCTATATTAGGATCTATGTTGGGAAGAGGTAGAGCTAAAGAGAAAAAATTTACAGAAAAAGATGCAGATAATAAAGAATTAGCTATGGGAATTAAAGTAGAAATGGAACATACTAGAAATAAAGCAATTGCTAAAAGAGTTGCTATAGACCATTTAGCAGAATTTCCAGATTACTACACAAGATTAATTAAAATGGAAAAAGAAGCAGAAAAAAAATAGTTTGGTCAAGGAGGAGGAAAAATAATATGTCAGAGCATAGTAAAATTCTAGAGAAATACGAACAAATGTTTGCAGATGGAAGTGCTTATAAACCTATTCATATA